GAATAGGTTTTCTTGGTGCAAGAAGCGACTTGTGTTGCCAGACCAGAACATTAGGTTTGAAGGTGGCGGCAGAGATGGGGTTAGGTGGAGCCATGAGAATTTCATTAAGGAAACTCCGGTAATAGCACCAATATTTGCCGCTATAACGAGAGAGGCTTGGGATACAGCGAAGTTTCCTAGCACAAATTGGTATTCAGATAATATAATTTGCCATGACCTGCTAAAAGCGGGTTACAGGCATTTCGTATCAAGGGCTTATGTTCACCATGCTGGAAGTCAAACGGTAGGGATGGACTACAAGAAATGCCATGAGGAGCCGAGAGAGTGGATCAAGGCTCACAGACCGGATATGTACGACGTTATTTACGCATGACACCGAGAGGTAATGCTTGCAGATCAAGAAAATTCCAGTTGAGAAACTAATCCCTTACGTTCGGAACAGCCGGACACATTCGGATGCTCAGGTGGCGCAGATAGCCGCCAGTATTAAGGAGTTTGGGTGGACTAACCCGATCCTAGTGGATGGTGAGAATGGGATCATAGCGGGGCATGGAAGGCTATTAGCGGCTAGAAAGCTAGGTGCTAAAGAGGTTCCTGTTATTGAGTTAGCCCATCTAACGGAAAGCCAGAAAAGGGCTTATGTCATAGCGGATAACCAATTAGCGATGAACGCTGGTTGGGATACTGCGATGCTGACGCTAGAGTTAGCAGATTTGAAAGAGTCCGAGTTTGACCTAGACCTGATTGGATTTGACGCTAAGGAGCTAGAGAAGCTGCTGGAGCCTGAGCATGTAGAAGGGTTGACGGATGAGGATGCCGTACCTGATGCGCCAGAGGAGCCAAAGACTAAGCTAGGCGATATATATCAGTTAGGCAATCATCGGCTAATGTGTGGGGATAGTACGAGTATAGATGCCGTAGAGAAACTAATGGATGGTCAGAAAGCCGATATGGTATTTACTGACCCGCCTTATGGGGTGAATTATGATGGCGGTCATGCGGTAAAAGGCAAAAGGCGCGAAAAACTAAAAAATGATGCAACTCCAGAAATATATGATGGAGTAATGCCAATTATTTATTTGGCATCAAAAGATGGGGCGGCAGTATATCTTTGGTTTAGCGACAGTAAGTCGGCTGCGGTTACGGCTGCGGTTGCGGCTGCGGGTTACGAAGTGCGAAATACTTTGATATGGAATAAGAATGTTGCTCAGTTTGGAGCTATTGGCGCACAATACAAGTCAAAACACGAACCTTGTCTTTATTGTTTCAAAAAAGGTCATGCGCCTTATTGGGCAGGTCCAAATAATGAAGTTAGCGTTTGGGATATAAAGCGATGTCCAAAGAATGAGCATCACCCAACACAAAAACCAGTTGAATTGGCTGAACGCGCCTTGGGCAATAGTAGCAAGGCAAGCGATACAGTTCTTGACCTATTTGGTGGAAGCGGAAGCACTCTAATTGCTTGCGAAAAGCAAAACCGCTACGCACGACTTATGGAACTTGATCCAAAGTATTGCGATGTAATAGTAAAACGATGGGAAGATTTCACAGGTAAGAAAGCCGTATTGTTGACAGAAGCGTAACATTTCCCCTTAACAAAAGAATATTATGTTAAAGCACGAACCGAGTGATGAGCAGAGGAAACTTGTTGAGACATCAGCAGGTCTAGGCTTGCCTCATGAGCAGATAGGCGCATTGATAGGTATAGATGACAAGACGTTGCGTCTGCACTATCGTAGGGAGCTAGACATAGGCAAGGCTAAAGCCAGCGCACAGATAGCAAAGACCTTGTTTAACAAGGCTCAGGGTGGGGATACGACTGCGTTGATCTGGTGGACTAAGGCTCAAATGCGATGGGCTGAGACTCAGAAGCAGGAAGTCACAGGGGCTAACGGTGGCGCACAAGAGATGGTTGTTAAATGGGGAGGTAGGCATGAAGTACCGAAAGATGACTAATTGTCCGAGTTGCAGCGCGTTCTTAGTTAGCGGCAAATGCTTGAATTGTGGGTATCGTGGCTGAAATCGTCATTGACTACGAGCCTAGAGCGCAGCAGCTAGAGATACATGATGCCATTGAGCAGCATCGTTTTACTGTGGTGGTTGCCCATCGTCGTATGGGAAAGACTGTTTCAGCAATTAACCACCTTATCAAGTCCGCTATCGAGTGCGACAAGCCAGACCCACGATTTGCCTACATTGCGCCTACTTACGGACAAGCCAAACGAGTAGCGTGGGATTACCTTCAGAAGTACACCCGACCATTAGGAGCTACCTACAATGTATCTGAGCTACGGGCTGATTTTTTTGGGCGTAGGGTTAGTCTATATGGGTCTGACAATCCTGACAGTCTGCGCGGTCAGTATTTCGATGGCGTGGTTATCGACGAAGTTGGCGATCAGAACCCACGTATTTGGAACGAAATCATCCGACCTGCTCTTGCCGACCGTCTTGGGTGGGCTTGTTTCATTGGCACTCCTCGCGGGAATAACCATTTCGCCACTTTAGCCGACAGAGCCAAGTCTGAGGAAGGCTGGAAGTTCCTAGAGTTCAAGGCTAGTCAGACCGGAGTTTTACCTGACTCAGAGCTAAAGGCTGCCTATCGAGAGATGGGTGAGGACAGGTACAACCAAGAGTTCGAATGTTCCTTTAACGCAGCGGTTGAGGGGTCTTACTATGGCAAGCTCATTAACGATCTTGAGAGCAATGGTCGTATTAGCGACTTTCCTACTGACGGTCTGTGCCGTAGCTTCGTTGCTTGGGATTTGGGCATGGGTGATTCGACTGCGATATGGGTTGCTCAGTTGGCAGGGAAAGAAGTCCGACTTATCGATTGCATAGAGAATCACGGCGTAGGACTGGACTGGTATGTAGGCTGGCTACGGGAGAACGGCTATGAGAAGTTCGACCAGATATTGCCTCACGATGTGCAGGTACGAGAACTCGGAACCGGAAAGAGCCGTAAAGAGGTGCTGGAGGAAGCGGGTCTTAGCATCACAGTTGCTCCGAGACTTAGCGTTGCCGACGGGATACAGGCTGTGCGACGGATGTTGCCGAGATGCTGGTTCAATCCGAGGACAAAGAACGGATTAGATGCGCTACGGAACTATCGTAGGGAGCATGATGAGCGTAGGCAAATCTTCTACGAGAAGCCTCTCCACGATTGGTCATCACACTTTGCCGATGCGTTTAGGTACTTGGCTATAGGACTTGACGAGACAGATTCTTCATGGCAGACAACATTGCCAATTTCGACCAAATGGATTGTATAATCGGCAAAACATAGGGGTTTGCTATGAAGATGGACGAAGGCACAATTAAATCGATTCTCCAGAACGAGATTGATAATGCCATTGGTTATGTTGACACCGAGACAACTGACCAGAGGGCTAAGGCTCTTGAATACTACTTGCGTTATCCGTATGGCAACGAGGTAGAAGGTCGCAGCCAGATTGTGACTGGTGAGGTCGCTGAGGCTATCGATGGAGCATTGCCGCAACTTATCCGAGTCTTTACGACTACCGAGGATATTGTCTCCTTTGAGCCTCAGACTCCAGAAGATGAGGAGTCCGCTAAACAGGCTACAGACTACTGTAACTGGGTCTTTTACCGCGAGAATGACGGTCTATTGATCCTGCATAACTGGTTCAAAGATGCGCTGATGGCTAAGGTCGGTACGGTCAAGGCGTACTGGGAAGCCAAAGAAGATGTCAATAAGGAAACCTACAAGAACCTAACTGAAGATGAGTTAGCTCTGCTCCTTAGCGATCCTGCTATTGAGGTGACTAGCCAGAAGGTCGAGTACATGGATGGCGGTGTAGACCCAATGGGTATGCCGATTCAGATTCCGATGTATACAGTCAAGGTCAAGAAGGTCAAGAAGTACGGCTGCGTTAAGGTTGAGAACGTACCGCCTGAAGAATTCCTGATTAGCAAGTCTGCACGAACCATTGAGGATAGTCCGTTCGTAGCGCATCGTCGTTTGATGACGAGATCAGAGCTAGTGGCTATGGGGTTCGATAAGGACATTGTGGAAGGTTTGCCTAGCTATGATGACCTTCAGTACACTCCTGAACGAGTAGCTAGGTTTTCTCAAGGTGAGCAGCCTGATGAGAACATCAGCCTTGACTACACGATGCAGGTGGTTGAGGTCTACGAGTGCTATATCAAGATCGACGTTAATGGCGATGGTATAGCCGAGCTACGCAAAATTGTCTATTCTGGCAACGAAATCCTTGATGACGAGGAATGTGACTTTGTTCCGTTCCACAGTCTCTGCCCTATCCCGATTCCGCATAAGTTCTTTGGTCAGTCGTTGGCAGACCGGACGATGGACATCCAACTTATCAAGTCTACGGTTACGAGACAGATGCTGGATAACCTGTATCTTACAAATAATGCAAGAATCGGAATAATTGAGGGTCAGGTCAATATTGATGACATTTTGAACGCTACTCCGGGTGCTGTCATCCGTATGAAGTCGGGTGGTGCTATTGCGCCTATCGAGGTTCCATCGGTTACGGCTCAGGCTTTCCCGATGCTTGAGTACATGGATCAGGTTCAGGCTAAACGTACAGGCGTTAATGACCAGCAACAGGGTCTTGATCCAGATGTGCTGAACAATGTCTCTGCTACGGCTATTGCTGCGATGATGAAGTCTAACTCTGGCAAGCTGGAGTTGATTGCTCGTATCTTTGCTGAGACAGGCGTTAAGAGCTTGTTTAAGGGGATTCTGCACCTATTGGGCAAGTATCAGGATCAGGCCAAGATTGTCCGTATGCGTGGTCAGTTTGTGACGTTTGACCCTCGGACTTGGACGAATCAGTACGATGTGGCGATTAACGTCGGTCTTGGATCGGGTGATCGTGAGCAGAAACTAGCCATGCTCCAGATGATTATGGGCAAGCAGGAGCAGGTCTTGACTCAGTTTGGGGCTGCTAATCCTCTCGTATCGGTAGCTCAGTACCGGGATACATTGGCTCGACTGATTGAAGCGGCTGGATTCAAGGATGCCACAGCGTTTATCAACGAGATTCCACCTGAGTTGAACGAGCAGTTATCTCAGCCACAGCCACCAGCACCGGATCAACAGGCTGAAGTAGCGCAGATGTTGGCTCAGGTAGAGCGTGAAAAGACCGAGGCTAAGAGCCAGATTGAGGCTGCGAAGCTAGACCTAGAACGTCAGGCACTAGAGGCTGAGTTTACCCGCAAGGGCATGGAAATGAGCATGAAAGCCCAACAGCAACAGGCTGACATGAAGATTCGTGAGGCTGAGTTAGCGGTTAAGCAGCTACAAGCGATTCTAGCGATGGACTTGGCTGATGAGGCTACGAGACAGAAACAGGCTGACATTGTCCTAAAGGCGATTAAAGAACTAGGGAGTCTGACTGCATGAGCAAAGCTACTTGGGCTGAGATGATGTTAAAGGACGAGAACTTTCAGGAAATGATGGAAGAACTCCGGTCTAACGAGATTGCTAAGTTCGCAACTAGCGATTATGGTCAGGCTGAGGTTAGGGAGTCTGCTTATCGTCAGTTGAGGGCATTAGAGTCGATTGAAACGTATCTCGAAGGACTAGCCTCAGAGAAGCTAATTGAGGAGAAGCGATTAAAGATTTTGTAACCCGTTTCGGGCGGTTCCCGATATAATTTAGGAAAGAAAAAACATGAGCGATACTCAAGGCACGACTCCGGAATCCGGAAATGCAGAGTTGACTGTAGGTGGTGCAGCTAACGCTATCTTGGGTCTAATGGGATCAGAAGAAGGCTCCGAACAGGAACAACCTGAACTGAACTCAGAGGTCAACGATAGCGAAGCCGAATC